GAATAAAAGATTTTTTATAACACCTTTAAATTCGTTAGCATCATCTGCACCTGCACCTATATTGTTAATAGTAAAAGCATCAGGATCAGTATTCGTAGTAACTCCCCAAGTCTTATCTTCATAAACCCCTTCAGAATGTACATAACAAGCCAAATTACCTGTTGATCCATTAGCTCTTTGTATTGTAACAAAGTAATCTGCGTTTATAGATATAACATCTGAAGCTTCTGTAAAGTTTTGGTTACCTGCTCCCCCTATTTTACATCTAAAACCTGCTGCACTATTAATTCTAAAAAAATTATTAGAATCTGAACCATAGACAGCTCTAGTGCTTAAATCTGTAAAAACAACGTGAGCCATAATACTAAAATCTTGATTAGCGTTAATAGAAATATCTGAAGCCATATTTAACCATTGATTACCTCCAAAGAAGCAATTAGGTTTTGTTCCTGCAGGTGCTAAACCGTGATAATTCCATCTAGGTTTATCATCTGAATCTGATTGAGTAGCACTATTCAAGCCAACTATATCTTGCCAAGCGTTTATCCTGTCATCTATATCCATTGTTCCTGCTGTTGTAGAATGAACAGGAGATAAAGCACCCCCTGAATCATCTTCATTAGCAATTATTTTGGTTTGAAATTTCCACCAATTAGATAGTCCACTTATATCCGTAGGAGCAAATCGGCTGTGCTTAATATCAGGTAAGCTTAATCCTAGTCTTTGTACTAACATATCTTATGTAGTTACTCCTTCGTGATAACCTACTCCTACACCACTAGTCAAAGTAATGGCAGTTACGTTCATAAATAATGTCGTTCCTGCTGGTAAAGTGGTTTGTAAAGCAGCTTCTCCTGTCGCATCTGCTACTGTTATTGCTGATACTACACTCTCAACAGGAAAGTAAACACAGTACCAATCTTTGCTAGTTTGTGCTGCTGTTGTAAATATTTCGGTGCTTCCGTTTTTACCTAACTGCTCGGTTAGGAGTTGTTGTACGTTTTCTATTGCCATAATTTTTTAATTTTATCCTGTGTAAATATAATTTGATTGATTTATTTCTGCTGTTATAACGGCAGGAGCAGTAGGAGTGCCACTAATTGTAACTGAAGGGTTTTCTGTATATCCACTTCCTGCGTTAGTTATTGTTACTGTATCTATTGCTCCACTACCATTTATTGTGCAAGTAGCTGTTGCTGTTGTAATACCCCCTGCACTTATTGTAAGTGTCGGAGCTGTTGAATATCCTGAACCACCATACTCAATAGTTAAAGATTGAACGCTTTTAGCTTTCTGAGTATATGTTACTTCTTCTGTTCCTACTTTTTCTTCTATATACATTTTACCTTTTGTTACCTCTCCCTGAACCACTCCTAAATCATTTGCAGCAGGGTTAAATACAAAATCTTCTGTTGGTGGCATATTATTTGAATAATAAGGTGTTTCTCCGCCTGTTGGAATAGTTTGCCAAATAACCTCAAATACTTGGTATTTCCAATACCCTGATGGTAGTAGATTAATCCTACCTACATATACATTAGGAGTTACATTGTATGTAAAGTTAAAGCTACCATATCTTTCATTTACAGTAGAAGTAGTAGGATAAGCATATTGCACCTCTCCTGTCATATCATTAGTAAACTTAAATAGATATTTAACCGATCCCCCTGAAGGTACTGTGCCTATGCTATTATCCTCAACTTGTATGTAAGCTGTTAAGTTTGTTTTAGTAAAACCTTGTATCATATATAATATAATAGAAAAAGTATGTTTTTATTGTACTAAAAAGAAAAAGAGTGCTAATTAAAGCACCCTTTCTCAAATATATAAAGGTTGAAAAGTTGTTTATGAAACAGTAGGGAATGTTGCTCCTTTATCAGTAAACCCTGCATTGTCAAAAGGATCAGTTGTATAATCCTCAAGGAAAGCCATAGGAACTGCTTCTAAGCCATCAAAAGTTAAAGTGTAACCATTTCTATCCCCAAAATTTACACCGCTTTCAGTAGTACCTGCATTTAAGCTCATTCCGTTAGCCATACCCATAGCAACTATTACATCGTGTCCGTTTGCTAATGTTGAGTTAAGCTGTGCGAATATTCTTACCTGAGTTTGTCCTAATAATTTGATTTCTTCCTGATCTTGTTGAGTTAATCTGTTCAGGACTATATTAGCACTAGGTGTATAGAAAATAGTACCGTTTTCAACAGAACCTGTTATAGTGTCTGATATTGAAGATGAACCTCTTGGTAAACTATATCTATAAATAGTATTTCCGCCAAAATCTATTGTATCTATCGTTGATTTATCAACAGCATCATAAGCAAAACTATCAATTTCATCATAAACTGAGAAGTAAATAAATTTTACGCCTCCTGAAACTCTATTACAATCTAATCCTCTACCTTTAGTTAAATTTGTACAAGCCATATTTTTTTATGTTTTAAAGGTTAAAGAAGCAGGAGCTTTTATACCCCTGCATCTATTAATTTAGTTTATTACGATTGTCTTACGATATCAGCTCCTACTCCTGTTTGAACACCTGCTGAATATCTAGCTACTAATCTCATATTGTCTGAGCCATCTAATTGAGCCATATCCATCAAAGTTATTCTAGTTGCATCTGAAAGCAAGTCAGTGCCAAAATACATATTAGATTTTTCAGCAGCTACTAATTGATTGTCAGCCATACCTGGGCAAACTGCGATTTTGTAACCTTCAAACACAGGTTCATAATCTCCGTTCATATTGTAAGCATTAACATATCCTAATGTAGATACTGCTGAGATATATAAAGCGTAAGTCTTAGGTGACATATAAATATGTAAGTCCTCTTTTCTTAATACTGCTGAAATATTTGTTGCCATATCAGTTGTCAATCCCTGAAGGTTAGCAATAATATTCGCAGTATCATAAGCTGCTGATGCTGCATCTTGATTTACAGTAGCATCAACACCAGGTAATAATAATCCTGTTACAGCTCCTAAGAATCCGTTAAATTTCCCTGCCACAGCAGTTCCTTCCCAAATACTTTCTTCAGTTGCTTGTGCTATAATTTCTCCCATATAAGAGATAACATAGTCATCAAAAGATGCAGGTGGTGGTGCTCCTGCTCCTGCTCTCATTTGTAGAGCTTCCCAAGAATCTAGTAATGTTTTCTTGCAAAGATCTAAGTTGATTTGTAAGTTTTTAGGTTCTAATACTTTTTCAGTAAGTGCTAAAGTACCTGCATCAGTAAAGTCGCAAGTAGCATCTGCAACTACTCCTGAACCTGCCATACGTTGAATGTTACTCTTAAATTTGATATTTTCTATCGTAGTTAAGTAGTCTAAACTTGTCGCTTCTTTAAGTGCTGCCGAGATGTAGAATCCTGCTGCTTTTCCTGCGAAGTTTGATGTTGTAGTAAACGCCATAATTTTGTTTTTTTTAAGTTAATTTATTTGTTTAAGTTATATAAAAATCTTTCTTGCTTAGATAGTTTTCTGTACTCTTTATTAGATAAAGGTGTTCTTTCTGAGCTAAATTTATTTGTATTTATTGGAGTGTCAGCAGGAGTAGCTGCTAATTCCGTTTTAAGTTTTTCATTCTCAGCTTTTAGATTTTCTAATTCTTCTTCTGCTGAAAATTCTTTTACTTCAGTTGTTTTGATTGTCTTAGGTTTGTCAGATACTTCAGGAGTTTCTTCAGGAGTTTCTTCAGCCATTTCTACATCTTCTGAATCCCCTTCTCCTAGTCTTGACTTAATATCAGCAATAGCATCCATCAAGTTATCTACTTTGTCTTTCATTTCTTCATAAGACTTTGCCCAATCAGCTTTTTCTGCTTCTGATTCAGGGAACTTTAAATCAACAGCTTCTGACATTTCGCTGTATTCTTCATCATCTTTTTTAGCTTCAACTTCTTCTTCTGTTTCAGATTCTATAACTTCAGATACTACACCTTCTTCTTCAACTCTAAAGCTTACACCATCTTCAGTCTTGTAAGTTCCGATAGGCATTGGGATTGTCGTACCATCTTCTGTCAGAACTGATATGTCCACCCCTGATTCTAATTCTTCAGCAGTAGATACATAGATAGTGCCATCTTCTCCTTTTGATTGCCAAGCTAATTTAATTTCATCTTCGGCTTTGTTTAAGCCAAGTGCTACTAAGATTTGTTCTTTAATGTCCATAGGTTCTTTTTTAATATAATAGAATAGTTAGTTACTTTGTTTGATTTTCACGAATTATCTCGTTAAGAGCTTTGAGTATTTCTTCATCAGTTGGTGCTTTTTCTGACATCTTTTCCATTTTGTCAGTAAAATATCCTTCAATAGATAGCCCTTTAAGTTCTCCTGCTTTTACCTTTTGCCATAGTTCTTCGTTGTTTATCTTCATCTTAACGAACCAAGTGCCATTAGGCAAGTCGTAGCCATAAAGCTTTGACTTATCCATATCCCCCTCTTTTATCCAACTTTCAACTGTTAATACTCCTGACACTCTATCTTGGTGTTCGTAGGTAGCTTTATGATGGTTGTTATGTTTTAAATATAACTCACTAGCTTTTCTAACTGTATCAGGACTAAAGTAAACATAGTATTCTGAATCAGTATTAGGATCATATCTAAAGATTTGCTTGTTAGGTATAAGTGCAGGACTTACTAGCATACGCTTTTCTTCATCAATCTTAGCAAATGTTAAATTGTTCTTTTCTTTTCCAAAATAAACAAAGTCTTGCTCAATAGCAGGTGCTGACACTAAGCTAATGGCATCAATAGCTAACTCTTGACTATCATCATCTATAACTAATTCTACAATAGAAGTGGTTTTAAGATTTTCGTAATAATCTTTAGCAGCATTCTCTTTTTCACATTCAGAAATAGAATCATATTCGCATTCTCCTGATTCTCCCCATTTTACTTTTCCTTCTTTACACTCTTTACACGGCATATAATATAATAGATTTAATTAATATTTATTTGATTTTTAAATTGTTGATCTTCTTCTAATGTTAGCTAATTGATTTTGACTGTTAGTCATTTCATCAGTAACTACAAACGCTTTTACAGGATCAGGTTGCATACCCCCACTTAAATCAAAAGCTCCTGACATCATTTGAGGTGCAGGTCTTTCACTACCAACTGAAGCCATACCTCCTGCTGCTCCACCTTCTCCACCTCCTCCTGCACCAACAGGACTTTCACTTAATATTCCTTTTATTTGTAACGCTGAAAAAGTTGCTGCTCCTGCTGCCATTATATAAGGATAAGGTGGGAATAATGTAGTAATAGGGTTTTTAGCTGCTGTTACAAAAGTGTTCTGCACAGCTTCTCTACCTGCTATTGCTGCTTGTCTTACTGCTAAAGCTTTTGCTATTACCATACCTTTTTCCCCTGACTGTGCTAATAGATTTAATCCCATTAAAGCCATATTCTTTTTTGCTTGTAACACTCCTTCTTCTAATTTCTTTCTCTTTTCAGCGTTTGCTTCAACAGTATTCATAAATGTATTATCAGCTTGTATTAAACTATCATTAACTTCTTGTATTAATCTCGGCATTTCTGTTAATACACCTTCCCTCGCTGCATCTGCATCTTTTTGAGCTTGTAGTGCTTCTGCTGCTTTTGCTGCTCCTTCGGCTGTTATTGCATTTATCTTATTGTTAAGTTCTATTTGCTTAGTTAAACTTTCTCCTGTAATATTTGCTAAGTTAATTTTTAACTCAGCTTCCCTATCTAATTCTTCTGCTGTGTTTTCATTATTTATAGCAGTCATTCTCATACTTTCCTGCTGCAATCTTAAATCCTCTTCGGCGTTAGCTATTCTTGCGGATAATAATTTGTTTTCTATTGCAAACGCTTCTTTTGCCGCTTCTAGTCTTTCTTTTGTAGATTTTGTTACATCTTCAGCTATCAACTTTAATCTCTCTATCTCAGCTCTTTGTTGTGCTGTTTCTACATTCAAATCTCTTTGACTATCTCTAAGGGTTTGTTGCATTTTTATTAACGCAGCAGTTAAAACAGTATCAGCTACAATTTCAGTTCCTATATCTTTAAAGCTATCTCTCATATCTTTTAACCCCTGTTTAGCTTCGCCTGTAAACAATTTAAACAACCCACCACCAAATTTAGCTACCCTATCTACAATTACATTAAATGTCGCTCCTAGAGCCGACATAGCCACCTCAAAAGCTTCAGCTCCCCTTTTAGTTTGAGTAAAGTAAGTTACTAAAGAACCAATAGCTACAACAAAAGCTCCTATTCCTGTTGATAGTAAACCCATTTTAATACTTCTGAACATAAATTTAGCACCTGCTGCTGCTGAGTTCCAAGCACCCTTTAAGCCGTTTATAGAAACACCTAGTATTTGCATTTCTGCTACTACTTCTTTCCCTTCTTCGTTTACATCTTCTATGTTTTCTTTGGTTTTTTTAATCTCCTTATTCCATTCCTTTTGATCTTTAGCAACTTGTTTAATGTTACTCTTTACCTCCATTTCTAAAACTTTATCCGCCATATCTTTTTATTTTAAAGTGCTACTCCTGTTTTCATTTGTGTCATTCTAACTGTCGCTGCCCATTCTACGTTCATATCTGCATCTCCCCTTACTCTTAAAGTAAAGTTAGTTGTTCCTGTTACTATTCCTGTTGGTTGCCAATTTGATGTTGCTCCTGAGCTTTTAATAGGATCTCTTTCTCTTGAAATAGTTAAAGTACCTGACTTATTAATAACTACACCTCTTTCAACCCAACTACCAAAATCTCCTACTGCTCCAGAACCACTTGATCCCCCTACTCTAACTGCTATTACCTCAGAATGAAAATAGATAGCAGTATTTGTAGGCACAGGAAAGAAGCTATCAGTAGTGTTATTCATATAAGATGTTGTATTACTCCCATCTGTTGTAGTCCTTCCGAACATAACTGTTATGCTTTGTCTTTCTCCTAAATTATCTCCCCCTGCATTACCCCCTAAGACTATTGAGTTATTAGCAGTAACCTCTCCTAAAGTACCAAATACGTTGCCATTGTTTATTGCATTATTTATTTGATTGTTACTTCCTACTACTATGTTGTTTCTTGAATTACCTCTAATAGTATTATTTTCTCCTATTAAGTAAGAGTTATTAGTTCCTGTTGCTATTGTGTTTCCTGCACCCTGAAGATTATTAGTTTCATTTTTTATACCTATTCCTAAATTAGAGCTGTAATTAAAAGCCCTACAAGTACCTGAACCTTGATCGTAAGTATAGCCATAAGCTTCGCATTGTTCTTGATTAGGTGTTACTTCTTGCCTTCCATCAGTAAAAGCAACTACCCCTAAATTATCAATAGTAGCAGGTTGTACTGCGAATCCTGTTAAATATGGTGTATTACTGTTAGTTCTTGACATTATGGTATAAGTATAAATTCAACTGTCGCTAAGTCGTTTGGTTTGTAATCTATTTTATTTACTCTAAATTTTCTATTCTTAATCATTACTACATCATAAAAATTAAAAGTATTCATATCTCCTGCTCCTAAATTTACCTTCATAGTCATAATTCTAGTATCTGCGTTATATAACTCATTAAAATAGGGTAGCCAATACATATTAAAGAGATTATTAGGAGTAGGACTTCCAAGTCCTGGTAATAATTGACATACCCCAAAGTGAAAATCTCTAGTATCAGTTAATACAGGGGGGTTAGAGGTTACTGTTGGAATAGCTGAAAGGTGGCTAAATTGTAAAAACTTTACAGCATTTTCACTAGCAGTACCATTTTGACTAGGAATGAAATAAGAGATACCTGTTCCTGTTAAATCTACTATTCCATTATTATACATAACTCTAGGACTATTATCAAAAGGTTCTGAGGTTTGGTCATCTGCATTGTATTTGTAAATAGCAGGAGTTATAAGTTCAGGGTATTGTGTCATATAAGATTTAACAACTGTTGCTGCAAATGGTTCAGGTATTATTTCTTCTTCACCTTCTAATATCGTTTCTAATCCACTTGCACTTATAGAAGCATCATAAAGCATACTTCCGTATAAATGTCCGCCTGTTAGGTTTTTATAATTCTGAAAAGGGTAGTCATCATCATCTTCTACAAACTTGAACATTGTTGTCTTATTTAAGTTAGTAAGCGGAGTGAGTTTCATCTCTTGAATATCTACTTTTTCAGTCCAATTTAATTCAGTTGAATTATCATCAAAGAAGTTGGGTTTTGTAGCATCATTACTAGACAAGAAAATATCTTTATAAGGTTCTATAATAATATTAGTAGGGTTAGATTTATCAGGAATAGAAATTAAATTGAACATCTTAAAAATTCCTTTTAGAAATTCCCATTGTTTTAGCTCTCCTCTTAAAGTTTGTAATAAAGTATTTGATGTAGTATTATTAGCAGTAGTTGTAATTGTTAAAGGAGCTTGAGTAGGTATATTTACAGGATCACCACTTATAATTGTTAATCTACATTGTAAAGTATCTCCTGCGTTAAGTGTAACAGAAAAAGATGTTACAAAAAATTGATTAACAATAGTAAGTGGGCTAAATAGCTCACTATATTGTACAACCTCAACTCCCCCAATAGTTGCAACCCATTCAAAATTGACATTAGAAAATCCCAAAAGTGTAGTAGATTGTATGCTTAAATCACAATCAACAACGTAGGTTTGATTATCATTAACAGCAGTAAAGATATGAGTTCCTGTATCATAACCAAAATTACTATCAAATGTACCTACAAATTCAACATTATCTGTTCCTGTATAATCTTTATCAAAAGCAAGTCCTGTCGCTGTATTATTAAAAACTAGCGGAGCTTGACTATCTCCCCAATTAAAATCCATATACAACTTCCCAAAGTCAGCGTTAGAATCTATAAAATCACTTGTATAAGTAAAGTTAAAACTAGGTTGATTAAATATTCTTTGTATTAAATATTTTAGCTGAATAAAAGGTCTAAATACTTGCTCAAAAGAAGTTAATTCAGGGTTGCCTTCTGTTGGTGTGCCACCTGCTGCTGCCACTATTAATTGGTGTGTCCAATCAACGAATGGGTATTTTAAAGTGTCGTTGTCATCTCTAAATCCTGAAGCATTTGTACTAGTATAAGTTATTCCTGCACTTGGGCTATTATTCCAACTATTCTTAATATTTGTTTTATTATAAGTGTGATCTAATTCGGAAAAATTTAAATCGCTAAAAGTCCTCTCTCCTAATACATCTGCTAAAGCAATTACTTCAGAATAGAGATTAATGTTATAACTAACCTCTCCATCTTTATCTTGTATATCTATCAATCTTAAAAATCCTTCAAAAATCGTAAAGCCATCTTGGTTTATTATACACTTAGTTTTAACATAAGGATTAAAGATAACACCATCATCTGCTCTTGTTATTTCAAATATATTATTAAATATCTGATTGTTTCTTTTTGTAGCAGGTAATTTAAAAGCTTTAGAATAAGATTTTACTTGTTCTGCTGCGTTCTTAAATTCATCTACGCTAAGAGTTAAAGGCATATCTTCCATTTCATATAAATCAAGAATAACTTGCCCTGTACTTAAATCTACTGAGCTATTACCTGAAGGTGCTTGTTTTACTGAAATAGAATTAATCCCTACAAGTGATGTCGCACCACCTGTATTTGTAAAAGTAAGAGTATCACTAGTTGATTGAGCTACAAAGCTTGAGGTTTGTACTCCTGAAGTACCTGTTGTATAAGTAGTTGAACTAATAAGGTTAGGAGAAGTGCCAACAAATTGTTTTATAGAAACTTGTCCTGAAGCTCCTGTAATACTTCCTATATCTACTTTAATATCATAAGTTTGCCCTACTGATAAATTAGATAACCTTTGAGCTATACCTGTACCTGTTGTAAAGACTAGATTATTTAAAGATTCATCTACATCATCTGCTGTCATACTATATCTATACCAAGTATTAACATTTATAGATCCTGCTGTTATAAAATCATTTGGTACATTAGATAAGCTATTTACTGTGCTTGAAGT